GTGAATTTGCTTGAGGCAAAGAAGTTGCTGTTGAAGGTGATACCATACTTCGCTTCTATCGCATCAACAAGTGCTGCAAGTTTGATAGCTGGTTTGAGAGAGTAGTAGTGTACTCCATGATCATCATTGGTAGTATGGTAAGCAATATCATTGTCTTGATGTGAAGATGATGAACTATCATAGAACCAGTCATCCTTTGGTGAGATAAGAGGATAGATGATATTACCACTACTCAATCCACTCTCTGCGCCTGTGCGTACATTCGCTCCTGTGTATTCATGAGTATATGCTGATAGGTCGAGGTCGGTAAGTTCATCCTCACCGAACAAGTCCTTTAGATTGACACCAGCAGAGAAGAACACTATCTCGTAGCTTGATGCTACTCCGTTCTTCATATTGACTCCTAGTAGCTCAATGCTACCCTCTCTGAACGGCTCTTTATCGAGTATCAATGTAGCCGATTGTCTAAGGGAGGCAGCGAAGCCTCCTGAGATGTCAGCGTTGTAGTAGTGTTTGAACACTGCGTTGTTAGCCCTAGATGCTGGTACGCTAAAGTTCTGAGTATAGTCCGCAAAGATCTTAGAGATGTCCTTGATGTTTTGGACACTCAGCTTGATATTGACATCCTCATCCTTGAAGGTGTCTAGTCTATCTGATCCTATGTATATCTCTATCATACTACCAAGTTCTGCTCTAGGTCATTGTATTCAACCTCTAGAGTGTAGTTTATAGTCTTATCGTTTATGTGCTTCTGCTTAGTGAGGTTCGTAGTAACGACATTAACCCAGCGATACGATTGACCTATCTCATAGGTGCTGCCGCTTCTATTGGTGATTCTATCGTAGACCATGAACATCGTTTCACTCATCAACATCTCCTCTACTACATCACCGAAGTCCTCATCTACGAAGCCTGTGTTTAGCGTTAGCCTGTTGTCCTTAGTGTAGTTGTAGTTCTGCTTGGTTGCTGCTTGTGCGCTAAATGTAAAACCACTTGAACCGCTAGATCCTAACGATGGTTTGTAGCTTTCTTTAGTGATGCTGACATTCTCTGTCTGCTTCTTAAAGAAGGTGATGCTGTCCCATGTACCTACCTTGTTCACGAAGAAGATCTGTTGTGGTGTAAACTTAGGCTCACAGATGTTGTAGATTCTACGCTCATCTATTACCTCGCCAAAGCCATTCAGCAACTGAGCATCGTAGTAGTCGGTGTTGTATGGTGCAGTTCCTGATAGACCTACCGCAACCTTTCTGTTCGTTAAGTTTGCTATCCCTACTGGAAGTAGGATGACTCTGTCCTGTGCTAAGTCTCCACCTAAGAAGGTTTCAGTAACATCGAACTGGTAGCTAGTACCATCATCGTTAAGTATCTTCAAGTATCGTAGTCCTATGTTTGCACATTGTAGGCTCTCGATGATACCACCATCTGCTATGACTCTGTCCTCGTACCCATAGACTATATCAAGTCCTGTTAAAGGATCAGCACCTAAGAACACAGGAAGCATCTGCGTATCGTTCGCATGAAGATACCTATCGTTCGTGTTCCAGAGGATGTGATTCGTGATAGTAGCATTCGTACCCTCCAATAGGGTAGAGTACCCATTGCATACCATGAAGCGATCAGTAGTGCCTGTGCTGTTAAGTGTAGCACCTCCATTATTGTAGTCGATGTCGTAGTCTACCTCTACCCATAGGAATGAGTCTGGTGAGTAGTTCAATGGATCAGTACTAGTCCACTTACCTATCTTAGGATCAAACTCATCTCGTAAGAGAGGAGCGATATTCGCTACTGGATAGATGTTTACGAATCCTGATGTTCTAGCTATCGTGTAGATAGGTGTCGCTGGTCTAGTGTCCTTGTCTCCAGTCCATGCGTACACCTCCAAAGTGAAGCTCTCTATCTCTGCTGTACCACTACCATCCCATGAGATGTAGATAGGTGATCTTGCTCCTAGCAATCCTGTTGGGCTAATTACCGCCATCTTTGTACTTCTTGTTTAATTCGTTTATGCTGAACTCTAGAAAGTCTTGAATATCTAGAGCGTATGCTTGGACTACATCGTTAGGTAGCTTTGCATATCCTAAGTTGAAAGGTCTTGAGTAGAAGTCGGTTGCTGGTATGCCTCGCTTCTTTATGCTCTTAGCGATAGCCCAAGCTGTACTCTCATAAGTCTTGAACTTACCTCTGTTGTCTCTGAACTGAATCCTACGCTCCTCTACCCATTTGAGGATAGCAGACTGAGGAGGTTGCTTACCTTTCTTTCTGCCCTTGTCTACCCACTCACCATACTCCTCCATGATGAAGTCGAAGTTCATAGCGTTTGCTGTTACATCAACCTCGTACCTCAACGAGTCGTACAACTTCCTAGTGTTGTTCTTGTTCTTTCTCGTTAGGTTCTTTCTGGACTCTGTTACCAGATACTTACCGAACTTCTCTAGTGCGAGTTTTGTATTTCGGTTTCTGTTCTCCACTAGCAGATGTTGTTCGGGTTGATTGCCTCAATCACTAGCGTTGCCTTCCATCCACAGATGTTCGCCTCGTAGTCCTCATCGAACGGCTCTGCAATAGGATCGTTTGTAAGTCTGAAGTAGGCATCGTACTGATCACCTCTGCGGAAGGTAGCGAGGATCTCTGAGATAGTAGCAAGTGTTCTGTGGTAGATGTCTTGCTTCATCATATTGCCCTCGTATAGATCCTTCGCTTCTTTGGAGTAGTCTACGACATCCATCACTAGCAAGTCGAACTCGTAAGAGATGGTACGCTCATTCAATGTAGCGTTACCTGTGATGACATGAGCCAGTGGGTACATATCCATCTTGCGAAAGTCGATGTCAAATATGTTCCCCCAGCTTACTTGATTGATGTGGTCGTTAGCCTCTACTGCACTTTTAAGTGCCTCTGTGATTTGGTAATATCCTTTCTTCATACTATTAAAAAACCCAATAATAGAAAATAGGTATAAAAAAAAGAGAGGGCTATTGCCCCCTCTCAACCAAACCATCTAGCGAACCACCACTAGATACCTAAATGTATTTCTTCTTCATCGCATACGCAACTCTCTTTCTCGCAGTCATGACAGCAAGAACATACCCAGCTATCATCGCAGTATTCGTAGCATATATCACATTGACTCGCCTGATCATTCTGATAGTCCATCAACTCTCTGTCTAGGTAGTCCATCACTCAAAGAAGCTAAAAAGGTTAGTAGCTGTGCATTCAAATCCAAAGGCAGCACCGATAGATATGCCTTGACTAATCGTTAAGTCGATAACAACATCGTTGTTCTTCAAAGAATCTATTACTCCTTTAGTAAGTGTTGGGTAATTGACCATCTCCTGATCTAATACCTTCAAAGCCTCTGGGCTTAATTTGTCGTATAAACTCATCTCTCTATTATTTTACTTCATGAATAAATAAAGTCCCATCTTCATAGAACTTAATACTTTGTCCTAATTTGCTCTGTAGGAAAGCATCAACATTTGCTTCTAAGCCAAAGCAATTCATTTGTCTACAATAAGAAGTAATTGCAGTTCCTAATACAATAGGATTAGGATTTAATTGATTGAATGTGTAAAGGTTTTCTGAAATCATCATCTCTCTTGTGTTTTGATTTACACAAATATAAACAGAGTTTTTTTAATAACCTAGAACCTTGATTGATTTTTCATATGCGCCTTCTCTACCTCAGCTTTGTCAAGACTGAACTCTAGGAAGGTCAAACAGGTACGAGCTGGTAGTGCTGTTACTTCATCAAACTTTGTGATATCACCTCCAGCAATCTGATTGATTGCGCCATACCAACCCCACTTTCTTGAGAACTGCGTTTGCTTGTCAAAGGCTGGTTCATCTCCTCCTCCTTCTGTGAAGATCGTAGGAAAGTTATTAGTAAGCTGATCTCTAAACGATAAAAAAAAAGCAGACAACCTAGAAAGATGTCAGCAGATAGGTCTTGGAATCCAAGCCCATTATGTCTATCAGGATCGTAGGTTTCAACCAGATGCCTACCATACATCTTCTTAGTGATAGGTCTATACAGAATACCTAGAACTCTCTCAGCGTTCTTGTAAGGCTCTTTCAAGTATTCATCGAGGTCTACATACTCTCCCATAGAGATGTCCTCTAGTTTAGGATGGAAGCCGTATTCTACGCCTCTGTATGTGAAGGTCTGAACAAGTGCTGGTCGTTCTGCTAGAACAGCTGCTATCTTCTCTCTGATGTAGTCTCTGTCCTTCTTCTTCATGTTCTCCTGTTGATCAGGAGTAAGACCACAGAAGTGATACAGAGCTTGTTCATCTCCATTCTCCTCAGTAGCCATCATGATGAACTTCTTATACTTCTCAACTGAGATGTCGGCTAGTGCCTCTGGTATCTCTATCTTAACGGATTGCGTATCGACCATAGTTAGGTTTGCTTAGTTTGTTATATACTCCATATCTCGCTGCATCAATCAAGTGATTCCACTTGTCCTCTGGCTTGTTCAGCAAGTTACCATTCTTATCTTCTATCCATCGGTAGTTCTCCATCTCTTTCATTAGGTTGCTTCCTACGATGTGAATCTTGTAACGCTTCAGCATATCAATACCAGCGTTCACGCTGTCTACTCCTTTAGTGGTTGGCTTGATAGTCCAACCCATTCTATGAAGCTCCTCGATACTCTTAGGCTCTGCACTATCAGCGAAGATCTCCTCGTACCTTCCTATCCCCATATCAGTGAACCTCCTTGAGAGGTCTTGGTTGGTTAGGTTGGTAGAGTATAGCATCTCCTCGAAGTAGAGGT